CGTCGGCGACTGGGCGCACTTCTTGCAATTCACAGCAGTACCTTTTTGGGTGTATTTGGCTATTTTTGCGCATTTTTAGCTGTTTTCAGAAATTCTTTTCAAGGTTTTTGCGTGCTTTTGCCTCTTTTAGCGTGTTTTGATTTTGAGGCGATGCTTGCGTTTTTGTTAGGATTGTTCACTTCTTGCCGCGATTTTTGCGCGAAAAACTTCTGTTTGGTTCTCTCAAAATGCCATCAAACTTCAGCGACTTTCTGGCGCGCGAAACTTCGCGTTCAAAGTTTGTGCGCGGAATCTCAAGTTGCGAGGCAATCGAGCGGATAGGCAAGCCGCCGAGTAAGTCAGGACGCAACACATAAACAAACGCAATAAATTTGTGCGCGGATTTTTTAGCATCGCCAGAATGACAGACAAACGCAAGCAACCTTGCGATCGCATCTTGAGCCGCTGCCGAGTGCGAAGCGTCTGGCGCGCGGGCGGCGTAGGTACTCAGGCCGCGATCTATGGCGTCAAAGTCAAAGTCCGTTTGGCCCTCATATGTGCGCCCATCTTCAGTCATCACTCATCGAGCAAAAAAAGAGTGGGTTGATTTTTATCGGCTGCCCTTTTGGCAAGACGTGCCTCGCGTTCCTTGAGGGCGGCCAATTCGTTTTCGAGCTTCGCAATCCGCTTGCGTAGCCAGCCAAGACTTTCTTTCGGGTCAGGTGCCAAGGGGGATTCATTTCTTTCGCTCATCTAAAATTTGACGTGCCCTTTCTCGCAAAACGTTTGCGTCTACCCGTAGCCCAGCCAATGAAATCAGCGCGTCCATTGTGGGGGCGGGGCCAAAAATAAATTTGATGATATCGCTGTTGTGCCTCTTGACTGCCGTGCGCTTGGATGATTTGCAAAGGTTTCGATAATACAGGCGGGTGCGTTTTTGTTTCTTCAGATCGTCGAACGCTTGCACGATAATGGCGGCAGCCAATCGCTGAAATCCCTCGGCACTGGGGTCTTTCGTTTCCATTCTGAAAAGGTAAGCAGGGGGCGGGGATTTTATGCGATTTTCCCCCGCGAGCCACAGCATTAACCACGCATAGACTTAGCGCGCCGCATTGCTCTCTTCCCCTGCTAAAATTTGTTTGGAGTGTTTCCATACCTTTTGCCGTCCCTGTTTGTCAATTTCGGTTTGCTTACATTGACCCCAGTGCGTCAATGATTCCCTCAACGCATCCCTCAACATCTAAATCGGTGTTGATCCTCAAGTTTGGGGTGCCAGCTTCAAAGTCGTAGCAAACAAATTCATCGCCGCGCGTCCTTTCGCTCTCCAGTAAAAACAGAAAGCAATCGCTTTCGGAGTTTTGCAATTCACGGCGCAACGCTTCAATAGGCGAAACCATTGCAATAATGACCCCCCTCCCCTGTTGGTTTTTTTGATAGCGTGCGATTGTATGGGCGGCACAAATATTCTCAATCCGTCCTTTAATCGAGTAATCAAAATTTTTGGTTATTGCGCGCAACTCATCGCCATCAATCACAACAAACTTTTCAGGCCCAAGCTCTTCCTTGAGACGTTGCGCAAGCGTTGTCTTGCCGCTCGCTGGCTGGCCATATAAATAAATAATCATTTGATCCTCTCTGATAACATACTCGCAAGCAGGTCGCAAGGGGTCACGCCTTCAGATTTGGCTTGGTCGTAAAACTGTTTTGCAATCTCTTTGGTGACTGGGGCCATCAAGACCGCACCCATTGCATCCTTGCGCCGAGGTGAAGCATCTGCGCGCGAATACGAGCGGGTGCGGCTTGATGTGAACAGCTCGCGCTCTGTCTGGTCGGGGTTGTAAGGGTTGGGCGGGGTCATTATTTCGCCGATTAGTTTTTGCGTAAATTGATCGGCAACATTTTTTGCCGATCAAAATTGTTAGCCAATCATTTCCTTTTGAACCTGCTTTTTCTTTTTAGTTAGCGCGTAAAACTCAGCGCGTCCCTCGTCGCTCGACCAAACAACATCGCCGCCAGCAACCTCGCTGCAATGTGCGCGGCGCAACTCTGCCATGCGCGCGTCGATCTCTTGCATTCGTCGCCAAGGGGCCGTTTGGCCTGAGAATGCGTTTTGCGGCGTTTTGTTTCCCGCAGAGGGTTCGGACAAGGGTTTGCCATCTTCGGCGTGCCAGCGGGCCATTTCGCGTTGCCATTGGATGATCCTGCCGTGCTTGTTAGTCCATGTTTGCGTTTCCTCTTTCTTGGCAAAGTATTTGCGCGCATACCAAGGCGGGATGCCTGAACGGTCAGCGATGGCAATCACCTCCTCGATTGTTGGAATGTGAGCGGGCGCGGGCGCGAGCTTGCTCGCACCGTCTACGCCCTCGCCTCCGCCTTCGCCTCCGCCTTCGTCTCCGTCTCCGTCTAGGCGGGAAAGTGCTGTCATCTGCGCGCATGTGTCCGTCATGTGACCGTCATTTTTTGTTTGTGCCTGTTTTTGTGGGTTGGCGTTAACTTCGTGACCGTCATGTGACTGACACATGACTGCCACTTGACCGTCAGGTGACGGCCACTTGCTGGCCTTCGCGCGCGTTCGCTGGCGGAAGTCTGTCAACTCAATGAACGGCTTTGAATCGCACTCGTAACGCAAAACCAAATCAGCTTTGATTACTTCATTAAGCCAGCAAGAAATATTTTGCTCGGATACTTCGGCGATGCGCAACGGATAGCACTGCGCTCGGATGATTGACGCGCGACCATCAAAACGACCGTAATCGTCCACGATCGACATGACGCGCCTATAAAAAAGTTCGGCCTCTAGGCTCAGGGAGTTGACACGCTCGCTTGTAAGTATGCCGTCCCGCACAATACGGTTTGGCATAGCTTAAAAGGGAACGTCATCATCTTCGGTTTGTTGGCCCTGAGTTTGAGCGGGTGCTTGCTGCGATCCGCCAAACTCTGCAAGAGGATCGCCACCGACCTCTTTCTTGAACTCATTAACAAGGTTCGGCAGCTTTTCCTTGGCCTCGTGTTCAATAGAAAGCCACGGAGAGCCGTCATCGTTTCGGTTAACCCAAGCGGCAACCCAATAATCTTTTCCGTCGATTGTTTGACTCCCCTTGAAATCGGGGTGCGTGGCTTTTTCCTTGTTTTTGTTTTGTCCTGCGGAGCCTTTGAATTTTGCGCCGCGCTGATTGCTGTTTTGGTTTTCGTTCATGCTGTTTTTATTTTTATGAGGCAACCCGCCTCGGTTTCGTTTGCGTACTCTTTCGCGACCTCCAAGCGGGTCACAAGAGAATCGTCTTTGATCACGCCTTGATCAACCAGCGCGTCAAGCACTGCCTTAGCCAGATTGTCAACGTCTGGCCTCTTGGTGTGATCTCGTGGCGCGCTTGGCTTTAGCTCGCCGCGAGTATTAAAATGTAATTTAGCGCGCGGCATTTTGAAAAGCAAAAAAACACTGACTTGCTCACAATCAAGCCGCACGTCTTTGAATCCATCGCGCACGCATTGTTTCCAATCATCTGCGGTCTTTGGATTGTAAACGCGAGCAAACCCGCCGCGAGCGACTGCGCGCGGTCTTGGTTGCGGCTTGGGCGTGCCTTCAATAAATCTTTCAATGCTCATTTGCGTGACGTAAAAAAAATCGTGTCGTGTTCCTCGTCTGGCTTGATGCTGCGACTTAATAGCCGCTCGACCTTTGGCCTAAAAAGGTTAACGCGCGCCTGTAATGGTTTTGGAATGCTCGACTCGGTTTCAATCATGTGGCGCGTAAATAATCCAGTGCTTTGCGCAATGCGTTCAAAGTCTAATTTGCAAAGCTCGCGCACATGGCCGCAACGGGTAGGGGAGGAAAACGCAACCTGCAACTCTTCGCCTTGGGCCGCCATCATCCAAGCAAACACGCAAGAGCGGTTGCGTGTGCTGCAAAAAAACAATCCGTTCGGCTTTAGCACGCGATGCGACTCGCGCCAAAAGTTTTCGATGCCATCCCAAGAGATCATTCCGCCATCACGTTGAAGCCAAAAATGCTCGATGCTCTCCGATGAAACAACAACGTCAAAAGTGTTGTCCTCATACGGCAGCGGATCGGTTCGGATGTCGAGCGTGTTTCTGTTCTCAAAAAAGTATTGGCACGGAACAACCGCTTGCGTGTATTCTTTGAACGAATAACCAAGCCGCTTTGCCGAGTCATGGCCGCCAATGTCCAGCACTCGCGCGCCTGTCGGAATAATATCTTGAAGGCGACGCATTGCAATGAAGATGCGCCGCCGCCCGTTTTCGATGTAATGCGTGCCTGAATCGCGTACAAGCAAGCGGGCAAGATGTTTCAACGTTGTCATTTCTTTTTTGAAAGCATGGGCGCGCCCTGCTTTGATTCGATGTGATCAGCGCAAAAGTCGGCGACTAATTGCTTTGCGTCTTTCTTCGATGTGCCAGAGAAAACCGCAACCTCGTTTTCAATGCTGGGCACGCTGACCTTGACCGATCGCATCATGCCGCTTACGTCGATCAAGTCGCGCTCGCGCAACTCGTCAAAGAGTGCTTGCGCGTCGCTGACTGATCGCATGGTGCGCCCGTCTTTCAATTCCCAGCCATCGAGGGCATCGGGGTCATCCTGAAGTAACTCGCGCGCCTTGGCGCGTATCATGTCAACACGGGCAGAAAACGCTTTCTCAGCCGCTTTCGCCAAATCCAGCATGGCGGGAAGGTTGGCGGCGGTTAGCGCGTCAGGGGCCATTCTCGCGATCGAAATCGCTACCTCCTGCGCCTCTGGGCAAGTCGGCTTGGCCTTGCAGTATTCGCAAGCCGTTGTTGATGGTCTGCGCTCGGCGTCTGGCTTTTGTGATTCGTCGAGGATGTGCGTGATCTCATCGCGTGCCTTGATCAAGTCGGCGTCAAGGTAGGTCGCGAAATCATATCGCGGCCCATAGGGTTGAACAATGGCGACGCTGATTGATCGCAAGGCGGGGTTGCTTTCCTTGAGCAGACACGCAAGCGCGCGCAACTGAATGTTGCGGCTTGGCGGGTCAACGTCGCCGCGCCCGAATTTGTAGTCGATCACAAGCGCGTTGCATTGACTCTCAATCGTGCGGTCGTTTTGCCCGCTCAACCTGTCATCGAAACCCCAAAGCCTTGCCTCGCGTGTTTCCTCAAGCTCGCTTTCAATTCCGAACTCTTCGACCCATTGCGACACAATGCCCGCCTCAATCTCGCGCGCCAGCGTAACAGCTTCGACTTGTTCGGTTGTTAGGTTGTCCAGCTTGCCCGTTTCTTGCGCGGCGTGGCATTCAGTGCCAAAGGTTGCAACATCGCTTTGCACCTCTGGCAATCCCTCTTGCGCGCGCATTGATTGCGGGCATTGTTTTATTTGCGCCATGCGCGACGCGCTGGCCTTTCCTCTTCGGATGTCTTTCATTGCTCAACCTCTCGTTCACCGTTGCAAACTTTACAATGCCAACCGATTGTTTCGCTCCACTCTTCGGGTCGGCCCAAAGCGTGACAGTCAAAGCAAAGCGGATCGTCTTGCGTTTCGCAATCTGAGAAATCGCGGTCAATCATTGCCGCCCTCCTCTACTATTTCGGTTTCAACTTCGGCCCCTGCAATCTGGTCGTCGTCTGCAAACAGCGGCGAGGCCGTTGCGCTTGCTTTGCGTGCAAAGTCTGGCGCGTCGTAATCTTTATTGATAGCGTCGGCAATCTCAGAGGATAGGGGCCAGCGTTTAGAGTGGCGGCGCATGACAGTCTTGCGTGCCATTTCGTCAAAGTCTGTCACCCAAGGGCCAGACTTGCCCGCCTTGGATCGTGCGCGCACTGCTTCAACCTCTTCGCGCGTCATAACCTCGTAACTGACAACGCGGTTGTCGCCCTCTTGCCAAGTGGCGCGGCAGTAAAAGGCAAACGAATCGCCGCGCGCCTTGCGGTAGTTGACCGCGTGATTGATCACCGTGTTGCCGCTGCCGTCGTCCTCGATTACTTCAAAATGATCGGCCTCGCGCACAACCTTGGCGTCTGATGTAACGCCGTTACGCTTTGCGAGCGCAAGTAATCCTTTGTAATCAATGATCAACTGGCACTGGTTGCCGTAGGGGATAAGGTGCGCGTGTCTGCCGTCTGGCTCCAATCCAGTCGCCGACAGATCAAGCATTGATTGAAACAAACTTTCGCGCGTGCAAGCGTATAGCTTCGGCGTCCGGTTGAATGCGGTTAAGGCGACGCGCAAAAAGCGGTCAGGGGTCAGGTGCGTTGGCAATGCCTTGGCAACCTGTTCACGGAATGCGTCGCCCTCAAGGAGCGCGCGGATTTCTGTCTTTGGGTTTGCTATCTGCTGCTTACTCATTTTCTTTTGGTTCCTTTAGTTTTGTTTTTCTGCAAATCGCAACGGGCCAGCCGTCACAAATTAAATGTTCGATGTCATCAAAATACTCTTCAAGGGCCGCGCGTGTTTTGCCTGTCGCCTTGGGTTGATGTCCTGCCCAGATCAGCACGCCGCCGTCAACCAGTAGATCATAGCAGTCGGACAAATACTGTCTAACCATCGGCGACCCGCCTTGAATTGTGCAAATAATTTCTGGCCGAACATCGAACACTTGATTCGTCTCGCGGTGATATTGCGCGACGCCGAAAAGGGTTGAGGGTTCTGTGATCATGGCGGCGCAATCGTTCAACATTATATTGGCCTCGGCCTCGTCTTGGGTTTTCTCCTCTTCGGCTGCCAGATACACCGGATTGAACCCCATGTGATTGGCAATAATCGACATCAAGCCCGACGTGTCGCCAAGGTCAACGAAAGTCGCGTTTGATGGGTCAACATATTTTTGGCGCACGGCGTAGATGATCGCGTGAACTGCGCCGCGCGTTGATGGATGGCCGCCAGTGCCAAACGTAAACGACCGATTGATTTTGATCGGGATCGCGTTGCGGCTTATCCGCTTTTCGCATTTGTCGGAATAAATCACAACCAACCGATCGGTCAGCCAGATCGGCGCGAACTCTTCCAGCGGCGACCAATCAAATATGCCCATCAGTTTCTTGCCCTTCATCCGTTAGCCTTTCCAAGACGCTTGCCCAATTATCAAATGCAATCGCGCGGTCGTCGATGTAATATTTTGCCCAAGGTTTTTGCGCGGTGATTTCCTCAACCAAATTGTCAATGCCGTAACGGCGCAGCCAGTTAATGATTTGCGCGCGCCCTTGCTCATCTCTTGCGCGACAACTAAAGACAACGATGCGCCAGCGTTGAGCGTGCAACATTTGCAGCGCATTGACTGCGCCCGCCATCGGTCGCTTTTCTAATCTCTCGCGGCTCAAGCCAGAGCCTTGCGGAATGATTGTTCCGTCAAAATCAATCGCAAGAATGTTGTCGCCTTCATCACTCATCGTCGGCCTGACTTTTGCGGGTGCGGAAAAAACCGTTTAGGTTTGGATTCATCGCGTGAAATTTGCGGGCATAGAATGCGGCGAAATCGTTGTTGATTTTGAAATCATCGTCAGGGTTTTCTACTGAGTGAAACCATCGGATGCGTTCAATAATCGCTTGCGCGCTGAATGTCTGTCGGCCAGCGTGCGCGGCTTGCTGAGAGTATTGGACAAACAACCGCCAGACGTTTGGATTGTTCGCGTCGTATTTCTGAAACGCCAGAGCAATCTTGCCCGCTGGTTTCCCAAAATTAAATTCGTTTTGATCGTTCATTTTCCTCATTTGATTTTCTTCTGCCATAACTCCTTAACCTTTTTGGATAATCTTTGTGGGTTATTTTTCGATCGCCTTCTATGTAGCCTTGAGCGTTTGCGTGAGGTGGTTCTTGCCATATAGCTTCCTCGCAATATTTTTCACACATTTTTTTGTATTCAATATGGTCGTTTATGTAATCCATCAGTCATTTTCTAAAAGTCGATTGATCCTGTCATTGGCTCAATCTTGAATTTTCTTGTCTTAACTTTTGGCCCTCTGGCCTTGCCATAGCTGCGCGCTTCCATGTTGACCTTGTAAGAGCAACGCCCGCAGACGTGGCCCGTGTGAATCGTCTTGGCGCACACAACGCATAGGGGGGTTGCCGTGCCGCCCTCCAAGGAGTCGGCAGGAGATGCCTGAAAAGAGGGCGACACGGCGGGGGGGGTCATCGCGTGAGATGATTTTTCAAACGTTGGATGCCGTTGCGCGTTGCGCTTGGGCAAGCGTCGATGTTAAAGCCTCGCTTGGCGAATCCGCCGACGCCGAGATTGTAAGCGGCGTAAAGCTCGAATGCGTTAGGATCGCGGCCCATGCGCTTTGCAAGTCTGGAGTGGGTCAAAGCCATGTAAACCTTGGCGTGCTGATGCGCAACAGATGGATCGTGCGCCCCAGTTTTCCAAGGTGCGCTTTTGTATCCGCGAGCCTTCAACCATTCGGACGCATCCCACCATGCCGCAAAGTGCATTTGCCATGCTCCCCTAGCTTTTTGACCATCGCCTATCGCGGTGTGATCTATGCCGTGCGGCGGCGATTCAGTCAGCGCAAAAGCGTGAATCAGTTTGCCGTTGATTTCAACCGCCGAGACGGTTGCCGTGAGTGCCGCAAGCGCGGCAATTAGTTTTATTTTTTTCATGCTGTTTTTATTTAAAAGGGTTGTTGTTTTGTTCCTGCCGTTTCGGTGCTTTGCGGTGCAAGGTTTCTTCGTTAACCAAGTAGATCGGCCAACCCGAACCGCACGCGCGGCACTCTGCCGCAAGTGGCAACACCTCTTTGCCTTTTGTGCTGATGTAAACGGTCGAACCAAACGGCGATTTGCTGATGGTTATTTTCGCAATCCTTCGGCATCCGGAGCAATAGGTCGCGCACTGCGGGTTATCTTTAAGCTCGCCTAGATGCGGCACGCTTTTGTAAGGAACCTCGCCAAGCTGAAAGTGCTCCTCGTTTAGTGTTCGTATGTTCATGCTGTTTAGGGTTTTGGGTTATTGCTCCCGCTGTTGTGCGGCGTATTTTTTCGAGTACCGAGCGTGCGCGGCGCGCCACTGTTTCTCGCTGTCGTAAGTTTTGTTATAGGTGTCGTGCCACTCATCGCCAAAATCGCCATCGACTGCTTTAACGGTGAACGTGATCCTTTGAAATTTGCCCGTTGGGCGTTTTTCAAAAATCAAAGTCGCGTCGATTTCCTTGTTGTTGACTCTGACAGGCGGCAAATAGGTTTCGCCGCGTGCGTTTGTTGTCTCTTCGGTTGTCATTATCTTTTGCTGTTTAGGTTTTTGGTTGGGTTAGTTCTTATTGAAAAACTTTTTGACCTGAAAACTTAAAGCGCGGTCAGCCCCTCGATGATCTTCCTCACGAACTTCAAACCTTTCGCCGTTGGAAAGCTCGATAAGAAAAATTTCGTAACACTCAGAACCATGCTCGACCCATTCAACACGCTTGAGGCCCACACAATCCCCGTGAATCGTTTGCCCTCTTTCCTTGCCCCAAGTTTTCACTGGCTTTGATACTCCGCGAAAACGGTAAACGGTCATGTCTTGGTTTTTTTGTTCGGTTGTCATTGTCTTTTGCTGTTTAGGGTTTTGGGTTTAGTTTTGTTTCCCCTTTATGAAGGTTTTAATCTCGGTAACGTGCCACTCTGTTAAATCCCATGCAGGAATGCCACCGTGACACCGGATGCCGCGCCCCTCCGCATGGTCTAGGATAGTCGAGACGCCGTAAGCTGTGACGAATTGCCCTTCGGGATCAAAACCGCAGAGGGTTTCATACTCAGCGTCAAAGATTAAAATCAAAGCCTCATCATATTCGTTTGGCACTCCGCCATGACGTTTGAAACGGTCACTGTCTGAATGCCAACGGTTTTCATTTGGGCGAACGTATTTCACGTTGAAGGTTTTGCCGTGATGATTCTTGCCCTCTAGTTTGATTGTGTCCTTGTTCATTGTCTTTTGCTGTTTCGAGTTTCGTTGGCCGCGTTCCTCGCGGTGACTATGTTATCTCACACAACCCGCTTGCCTGTCAACACTGATTCGCATTTTTTTTCATTTTTTTTTGAGCCTGTTTTTCAGGCGTTTCTCGGCACGTTTGCGCATTTCCTCGCTGCGTTGCGCTGGGGTCAGTCGCGCCCAGTAGGTTTGCGCGGCGCGCGCTTGGTGCTTGTTGTTCTTGCCGCCCTTGCGTCCGATCTCGGCGAGGTATTGGCGGGCGGCTTCGGTCACTGTTGGTTTTTCCATAGCGGGCGATGCTGCCACGCTAACGGCCTGTTTGTCAATGGCGGGGTTTTTAATGTGCCAAACTTTTCTGATGAAGCGGCGGCGCGCCCATGCTTCAAGGATCGGCTTGGCTCCGTTTTGGTCTGCGATCAGCCCGTTGCGGACAACAACAAAATGACCCGTTACTTGCACGATATAAGTCTTGCCTTTGGCTGCGTGCCAATCCGTAAACTTTTGCAGCGTGCAACGCTCAACCTTTATTCGCTCGTGTTTGACCTTGAGCCTGTCCAGCATCTTGAGCAATGCCCAGTTGTAAAGTGCGCCGCGCCAGCGTTTGCCGCAGTCAAGGCCGCGCGATTTTTTGAACAGGTCAAACACTTCTTGAGGCGTTCGGCCTGTCACGTTTGCGGTTGCGATCACGCCGCAAACGCCTTGCCTCTTGATCGGCTTGCCGTTGATTAGTTCGGTTGGTTCAATCATTCTTCGCCCTCCGTGTTGCCGTGATGCTTGGGCCAAGTTGCTTGCGGGTGGATGTCATCAATCCAATCCTCGGCCTCGCTGTGTGCGTCAATGATCTTGTCAAGAATGCGGGGCGGCAATTCGTCGCCAAGCTCGCAAGATATTTCCCACCACTGGGCAAGCAGTTCTTGCATCTTGTGCTTGTCCATGATCTCAGGGGTTGCGGTTTCTTCGTTTAGGTCAACCGTCACTTTGCGGTTGGTTGTCAATTTTAGTTTGGTTTTCATTGTCTGTATGTGTGTTTGAGGTTTTGGGTTTGGGTTTGGATTAGTCGTTGATATTCTCTTGGCGATCGACAAGCGCAACGTCGAGCACGGGGCGGCGATCTCTGGCGCGCGGGGCAGTGTCAACAATGGTGCGGCCTTGGTAATCAAGAAGCATCGCGTGCCCCTTGATGCTGACATAAAAACGCGCAGTGCTTGGGGCATCCAGCTTGCGAATGCTTGCGCGGATTTGGCCGACGCTTGGATGCTTGCCCTTGCCGACCTTCAAGGCCGACTTGCGAGAGCGAACGGCCCAGCGATTGCGGCGCAACACGCCGATAACCGTCGAGCGGTTTTCGCTGTAATGGTAAGAGTCTGGCGAGATGTTGAAGTTAGCCAGCACAGCGGAGGTGCAAACCGTTTTTTGGCGACCGCTGCCGTGCGTCAGGTGAGAGGAAACGCCGCCCCTCACCCAACGGCCAGCGGCGGCAACGTTGCTTTCTGGCGTCTTGACCTTGACGATCCGGATCGGCTTGCTTTTGTCGATCTTCAGATCGTCGAGGTCTTGCTTGGTGATTTGGTTGCTGTTGTTGTTTGCGTCGTTCATTGTGGGTTTACCCTAATCGCAAGCCGCTTGCCTGTCAACTCTGTTTCTCACTTTTTTCGATTTTTTTTCGAGCCTGTTTTTGTGGGCTTTTAAGGGGGGCGGCTAGGCCGCCCCCCGTTTGCCTAGTCGATTCGGCGTGTGGGCCACTGGTTGAAAATGGTGTTGTATTCGTAGCGCGCATTTATGATGCACTGAGTGCGCCACTGCTGCACCTCGCCGCCCTCGCAAGTGACGGTCAGGATTGAGTGATCCCACAAGCTGCCCTTGATGCTGGCGGCTGTGACTTTCTTGCCGATCTTTTCGGCCAGCTTGTAAATGTAGGCATCAACAGAATGATTTGCGCACTCGATAACCTCCGCCTTTTTGCGTTCCCATTCGCCCGATCCCTTTTTGACAAAGACGGTTTCGCGGATTTTGTTTTGATACGAGCGATCGTATTTCACAACCTCTTTTTCGTAACCGTCACCGTCTGGCATATCGTAAACGGCAAGGCATCTTGCGACGTATTCGGGGCGGAAGTCTTTAAGGCATTCGCCGAGCGGGCCAGTAAGCAAGCCTTGCTTGACTGCGGCCTTTAATGCTTTGGCCTCTTTGATTGCGGCGCGAGTTTCGGCCAGTTCTTTTTTGCTGGCTTCAAGATCGGCTTGCAGTGCTTTCAGCTTTTCAGCGTATGGCGCGAGCGCGTCAACGCCCGCAGCCTTTTCCCATTTGGCGAGCCAGCGCAAAAGGCTTTTCTCCGTGCTGTTGAAATTGGAGTAATAGCATTCTGTTAAAGCCTCCGAGCTTGTGCCGTCTGGGGCGATGCGATCCTGAACAGGGAAACCAGATTGCGGGTGATTGTAAATTGGGCCGCGTGGCAAATCTAAATAGAAAACGTTTTGCACTCGGTTGCGCACTTGGCTCATTGCGCCCTTGATCTGGTCTTGATCCGATTGGATTTGTTGGATTTGTTTCATTGTCTTATGCTTTTGGGTTTAGGTTTTGGTTTGGTTTACATTCCCAGCTTTTCAAGTAGGGCATCAACTGCTTGCTCTCCGTTTACCTCTTGAAAAACATCGAGCAAGCAAGCGCGAACCAGCTTGGCGTCGCCGCCGTTGGTTGCCTCGGCTCGCAGATGGGCCAAGTCAATAAGCGCGCTCAGGTTTGCACCCTGCGCGACACGGTTGCGGATTGTGTTCTTGATCTCTTCGACTTTGTTTTTTGCGTTGCTCATTGTTCGTACACTCTAGCCGCTTGCCTGTAATCTGTCCAGCGTTTTTTTTATTTTTTTTCAAATAATTTTTGGCCCTGTTTTTTCAGGGGTATTTGTAGAGCGACACGAGGGCGGTCTTGCCTTTGGTCGTTGTGAAGTGGACGCGCTTGCCCGCTACGGTTTCGTAGTCCACAACGCGCTTGGTTGTGATCTGGCAACGCGCCCCAGCTTCGGCGAGGTCGGTCACTGTGAACGCCTCGCCGTCGATCGTTACGGCGTCGCCAACCTCGCGCATGACTCCGCCGATATGATTGCGGCGCGGTATGGTTTCCCAAATCTGGAATCCGTTGATCTCTTCGCGCAGGATGCGCAACCCGTTCTTGGTGATTTCTTTTTGCATTGGTCGTTTGTGTTTGGGGTTACAGGATCGAAACGGTTGCGGGGTCAAATATGCCGTTGATAAATTGGCCCGTCTTTTTTGCCTCTTGATATAAAAATGTTTTGTATTTCTTCGGCACTTGGGAAAACGGCAAACTCACTTTGACAGGTTCGCCGTTGATGTGTCCGGTGCAATAACTCACATCGTAGAAAGGCATGAACGGGGACGGGTCGCCAATCAATCTGATCCGGTCAATCACAAGGCCGCGCTCTGTCCAATCGACGTGCCGCTTGACTTTCTTGCGGTCGGCCAGTTGTTGATCGCTGATTGGGTTCTGTTCCATTGCTCCGAATTGGTTTTGTATTCTCATTGTCTTTATGCTCCTGTTTGGGTTTGGGTTTGTTACTAGATTCCTTCAGCAAGGCCGATCGCTTGATGATACTGCTGCTGCTCCATTTCATCGACGGCGACGTGATATTCCATTTCCTCAGAAAAAGCGCGTTGCTCTGATTCCGTAAGCTCGCGCCAGTGGATTGGGTTGATGGACTCAACCTCTTGAATATCGCACAAGAGATTGAAAGCCTTGTCATCGCAATCAAGGCCGAGCTTGTGGCGCAAGTATTTTTCGCCAGCCAGCGCGATCACGGTGTTGTCGTATTCGCCAAAGCTGAAGGTTAGGGAGTGGCCGACCTTCACGCGGTTGTTGTCGGATTTGGTTGCTTGGAGTTTGTTGTTTGCTGCCTTCATTGTGCTTACAGCGTACAGGCAAGCCGCCAGTGTGTAAAGGGTTTATTTCACTTTTTTTGAAAAAAGTTTTTGGCCCTGTTTTTTCAGGGTCAAACGGGGGGGGGTCAGCTTTTGATTGGCTCAATCTTGCGCAGCACTCCGCGCGGGATTGCGACAAAATCGCCGCAAGCCTCTGGCCCTTTTTGGTCGCCCTCAAAAAGTGAAGTTGCAACAACGATGTGATCGCGCTTTGCTGCGTGCAACAATCCGATCGTCACGCAGCGGCAAACCTTGGCCTCGCTGGCGAGTGCGTTTGTGTGCGCGCAAATATCATCCCAATGAAAACGGGCAAGCGTTCCAATGGGCGGCAAGCGTTTCATTTGATTCGGTAATGCGGCACGGGATAAAAGCCGCGCGAGGTTTCAATTTTAAACCTCTTCATTTCTGCTTTGCCTGACTCGACAAGCACACGAATCTTTTTTTGCATGTGCGGCATTGAAACGTCTTGGCTTTCGGCAATGTCTCTTGCGGTCGCCCAGCCTTCAGGGATCACGTCGGCCTTGCCAATCGAGCCAAGTGCTTGCGCAAATTTTGAAGCGGTCTTTTTGTCCATTGTTAAAACTCCTCCACGCCTGTCGGCAGTAACCAGCGCGGGCCGCACTTGCGCGCGATCCACACGTTTGCAGTCTCACCTTTCCACACGCCAAACGCAAAAGCGTTTTCCCAACCTGCCGTTGCCAGCCTGTTCTTGGCGTAGTCCATTGAGGCGAAGTTTGCGAGGCATCCCGCAGAATATCCATGAGTGCCGCCTTTGCGTTTGCCTGTTTGGATTTCTACGCGGTGCAAGTGGCCGATGATAACGCTGCCGCCTTCAGATGCGAAATGTGTGGCATGTTCCTTGACGGCGTTTTGGTTGGCACTGTATCCGTGCGCGAAAGCCAGCTTGCCATTTGCCTCGTGATGAACTCCGTTCTCTGCATGGTACAGGTACAACTTGCAGCGCATCCGCTTACACTGTTTTTCGATTCGGTCGATCACATCGCGCGCAGCGTAACGCATCACGCCTTGAGTGTGACTTGAGGCAATCCGCCAAAGCCTGTCCTCGTGATTTCCGACAAGATAAACGTGCGGCCTGAACTGCTCCAAGAATTTGAACCCCTGAAATAAATCCTCGCTGAGATCGTCGCACGCAACGCCGTCAGAGTCTGGATTGATTCCAGCGCGGAGGCTTGCGAAGTCAAAACAATCGCCGAGATGAATGCGCGCGTCAGGTTTCCAATGATCGCAAAACTTCAACACCGCGCGCGCAGTGTCTTGGTCGATCAGTGCGCCGTGATTATCCCCAACGGCAACGAATTTTTTCCACGCCTTGCCCATCCACCCTTGGGCGGTTTGTCCTAATTAAGAACAGCGCGCCAGAGCAAGATCGCGCTTGCGATCAAGCCCGCGAGAAACGAGGCGGGGACAAGTAGACAAAAGCAATAGGTCAAAAACTTAATCATTTTTTGGTAAGGGGCCAGCAACCCAGCCTTCGGGCAAGGTCACTTTGTTTTTTGATTTAATCCATTCGCCGCCTCGGTTGACGTACACCGTGCCGCGCACGTCTGGGCCGAGTCTCACAAGGTCGGCTTGGGTATCGACGAAAACGACTTTAGTCGTCCCGCAAGCTGTCGCGCACATGATTATCCCAGCGGCGGCGCATATCTTCAGGAGTGGTGGCATCGGTTGCAGATTTGTCTTTCAGCAGCAGATTGGTCAAATGATTGAGCAATGAATTGAAGAAAGCCAAAAGCAATTTCATTCAGCGTCTGCCTTGATCTGCTCGCGCTTGATCGCGCTACGTCCGTAGGTGTAGCCGCAACTTGTCAGGGCAACGCCAACGATTGCGGCGATTTTGTCGGTCATGCTCGCGCCGCCTTCAGGGTCTACCCATCCGCCAACGATTGCGAGCGTCATCACGCACGAAAGGATTGCAAAAATAAATTCGCTTGTGAATGCGCCTTTGCGCGCGGGGTCATTTTTCGGTTGTTCCATTTTCTTGATCTCCTGTGGGGTCATGGGCTTCATCACCTTTTACTTGCTGAATTATGTCTTGGACTTGATCCGCCAGTTGATAAAAATGCGTGAGCATTCCGAAAAGCAAAAACAGCAGGGCGGTCAATGTCACGCCGACCAAAAAGCCAGCACTTGCGTTGATAGGGTCGAAACTCATGTTTTAAGTAGCTGATCAATCTTTTGCTCTATTCGATCCAATCTGTCAATCAAGTTTTCGGTTTGTTGTTCCTGCCTCGCAACCTTGATTTCAAGGCCGATCAAACGGCGAGCTTGATCGTCAATCGTGCTTTGTATTCGCCGAAAGAAAAACCCGCCAACCGCGATCGCTATCGCAAAGCCCGCTTGCATAATGCTTGCCAAATCCATTTACCATTCCCTCCGATGTCCCAGCCTCCGCGCTAGGTTTGAAAATTCCGCAAACTCATCCGACCCCACAAGCGCGGATTGCTGCGCCAATGTAATGCGCCCTTGCCTCGCGTACTCTGCAAAGCCTTCATTGCTTGATCTGTTCATGTGCCGCTCTTTCAATTCGTATTTGTCCGGATCGTATTCATGCGCGAAATGCTGCCGCAAGAATGCCCTTAAATTATTATCTGAAATCATCGCGACATTATCAACTTGATTCACCCAAGGCGGCAACGCCCAGAGTGCTTTTTTATTTTTCGACACCTCTTCAAAGAAATCGCCAAGCTCGATCGCGGTCGGGTTTAAGTGTGGCGCAATCGGGCAAGGCTGGCCGTCCTCAATCTTTCGCAACGCCCAAAAATAAATTGAACAAATCACATCTTCAGGCGGGCGCAAAAACATGAAAGACCAAAAGCCTTTGCTCTTCAGGTGCGACAAGGCTTTACTTGTGACAGAAAGGTGCTGTTGGTGAATGTAGGTTTTGAAGCCTTCGCAGGTGTTGGCAACGTGCATGACTTCATCCTCTGTGAAGTCTCTGCCGAGGCCCATATAAAAAGAGTTGCGGATTGCGTAGCCTTCGCGGCGCAACATCTTTGACAAGTATTCGTTGACCCAAACGCCGCCCGCCTTCCCGTAATGGCAAAAGATTATTTTTTCACGCATTCGATAAAATCAATCAGATCGTCGCGCCCTTGATATTCGAGCCAATCAAAAACGCGCTTGCGGTGTTCTTGGTATTTGACGCGCAACCCGTTGTTTGCTTTTTCGTCGAGCGCGTCGGTCATGTGCGCGTGCCAGCTTCGCACGTTCAAATCAAAATCTGGATCGCGCCAAAAGCCAACGTTGTGATCTGGCGAGTAAAAGCTGACGTCAAAGTGCTGCGCAAAAAGTGTCATGCCCTCTTGTTCAAAAAACCTAGACTTGCCCTCGTAGATTTCACGCCAAACTTTTGGTGCGTCCGGTTGGTCGCTCCAGATGTAGCCCGCGTTAAAAATTCCAAAGTCGCGCGCGGGTTCCAGCTTCGGAACGCCATGATAGTGCGGCGACAAAATAACCTCGCCCCGCATTCCGCCGTTGAGGTTTGAGACGGCAACAATATCAGCGTCAAGGAATAGACTCGCGCCCGCTTCATCAATCGCCCATTGCCAAGCGTCCATTTTCGCGGCGATACAATCGACACGATGAAAGCTGTTTTTGGCTGCGACCTTGCCAGCCAAGCGGTCGCTATGCGCTGCCAGTGTTTTTTCGTCTGCCTCAGTCTTGAACTCTACGCCGTCAAAATTGTGCGACTTGATCAACGCCTTTGCGTCCTCATCGCAGAAAACAAAAATCGGGTCGGCGTGGAATGTTCGCAGCGACGCGATCAAAATCGCGGCCTCTTGCGCAACCTCCTGAGTTGCAACAACGGAAAAGGATTTGATACGCTTTGGCTTTTCAATCTTGCCGCGAACCCAAACAGGCTCGATCTCATAGCCTCGACTTGTGAAAGGACGGGCGACCGTGCAAGCCGCGCCCAGCGCAACCGATTCGTCACCACAATCAAAGCACGCGGTCAAATGCTCTTGCCCGCGATGAGATGCCCATTGTGAGGCGTTCAATATGTCAACCTTGTTCCCACTAGCGGAAGCAAACAAAAACGCTTGTGCGCCATTCTGGAGCGCGGGAAAGCGCGAATCTAAAGCGTCAAAGCAACGCTCGCCAAGGTCGCCAAGAATGACAACAAACAACTTGGGGTTTTCGTGGATCATTTAGAATATGCCGACCCCCAAAATGCATCATTCTGTTTCGCTTGTTCAAGCGTTTTCGGTTGATGCCTTTTGCCGTCAAAGCCTTTGCGGATTCCGGACAAGTGAACGTTGACAGATTCAGGCAACGGCATTGCGTGCGCAAATTTTAGCAAGAGAGAATCACCATCAACAGCAAACCCAACAAGGCAAGGATCACTTGCCGCATGACCAATGACTTTGATCGTATTCTCCTCACATGAATGGACGTACTCCGCGCAAAGTTTGGTTTCAATTTCATGCTCTGAAATGTTGTCGATTGTTAGAATATCGTTGAACCTAACCTCTGGAGATTCATCGCAGTAAACCGCAACGTATGCGTCAGGGTCAGGGTCTACGCTTTTGACGATTGCGCTTTTGTCGTTGGTGATCGTGAACTCTGACCCATCTTGCGAGACAGATATATTTGTCCCCGCTACTATATTTGCAACGTCTGAATCAATAGTAATTTCAGCAGTACCGCCAGTTATTGAAATTCCTGACCCTGCGGTAATGTCAAAATTATTTCCAACCGCTGCAATCGAATTGATGTTTTGCACAACGTCATCACTCACCTCAAGATTTACCCAATAAGGATATGACGCAGCGGTGTAAGAGGTAGTGATTCCATTGCCGCCTTTGAATGCAAGTTCATCGCCGCAACGAAAATCAAAACTATTGCCGTCTGTGCCTACGGTTGTATACTGCGCGCTTATTTCAAGCGATTGCGAGGTGCCGCTGCCAGTGGCCTCAAATTTCATTCCATCTGCCGCAATGAAATGATATTGCTCATAACCAACAGATGCCGATTTGTAAGTTTCAACTGAAGTGCCTACTGCTACGCCGTTGCCCGTAGTAGCAAGATTTATTGGCCTACCTGTATAAACTCTAGCAACGCCTGTTGGCGATTCTGTTACACAATCATTTGAAAATCTTAAAGAAGAAGGAGAAGTTACTGTTATTGTTCCATCACCAACATTGGGGCCGCCACTGGAAACAGAAACAACTCCGCTGCCGTCATCTGTCACGCTGCCGTTATTGAATTTGATTGTCGTGACATTGGCAACGCTGGGCGTGCCGTCTTGCTCTGTAACCGTAAGCGTGCCGCCGCCATAGTCGGTGTTTGTTATCGTCACCGAATCCGCTGCGGCGTCTGTCGTCAAGCTGATGCCAGTGCCAGCAATCAGCGTGAGCGTGTCCTTGCTTTGATCAGCCTCAACATCGCTTTGCCCCGCGATTGAAATGATCCCAAAGTTTTGCCCGCTGCCTCCGTCAACCCAAGACAAGATTCGGCTGCCGTCCGTTTGCAGCACTTGCCCACTTGTGCCGTCCTCGTGCGGCAACGTCCACACAATCCCGTTGTCTGCGTCAAGTGATCCGCTCCCCGCCAAGTCGCTTGCCGATGCAGTTTTGAAACCGACGTGATAAGGGTTGTCAGAATCCCAAGCGAACAACTTGAGGATCACGCGCAAATCGGCGTCGGTGTTGGCTGGGTAGTTTTGCGGGTGAAACTGAAAACCATTTGCGCCCCATTGAACCAAGCGCGAAAGCTCGCGAAAAAGTATATCATGCCCGCGCAAGTCTAGATTTGCGCCTAGCCTCGGCTCGCGGTCGTAACGCAAAGCTGTTTGAAGATCGAGCCGCCACTTGACCGCCTCGCTGTTTGAAAAGTCTGCAATGAATTGATTTGCTGCGGGCGTTCCCGTGTTAATGTCAAACGCTGACCTAAAAACCATGCTTTCAATAAACCGCTGGACGCGCCGCGCTTCAATGCTGTCCAGCAATGTCGGAGAAGTGCCAAGGGAGAAAGTGCCGCCAAACTTGTAACCCTCATTTGCACGAGATGACAAACCTGTTGAATTTTGGACAGACATTTTTTATTGCGCTTCGGCTTTGTAAACTTGTTTGCGCCAGATGTTTCCGCTTCCGTAACAACGCTCGATTAGTGGGTCACGAATAACGATTTGAGTGTTGGCCGAAACATAGCCTTGATAAGTTGAGATTGTCGGCGTCGTGTTGCCGTCAACGTATCCAACAAATTCGCCGCGATTGTTTTGACTTAATAACTTTTGATCCCCAGACGCAAAAGGAAAATCAGTTTCCGGATCGGTTGACTTGATGAATGTGTTTGTTATTTCGGTGACAGTTGCGCGCGGGTATGGGTCGCGGTAGCTGGTGTTTGTCTCATAGCTATCATAATAGCCAAAAAAAGTGAACTGCTCCGCGCTATAATGTGAAAACGTGCTGGGCACTGTTCCGAAACGTCGAGTCCATTTCACAAGCCCATTTCCAAATTGTTGCGGCTGCGTTTCCTCGATAAGAAACGCGCTAGTAAAAACACCGTCAGCGGTATCAAGCGCGAGGGGTGTCCAGTAATCGCCGTTTTGAATGAAGTCACGTTCGTAAATTTTCGCGCTCGTGTCTCCAATGCCTGAAAACGGGGTCAGGATTCTTGGCACGCTGGAAACTTCAACAGCGGTTTGCCATCCGGTATTTGGTGCGTCGTCGTTTCTTGGCATAGTGTCGCCCTTACTGGTTTACAAATTTACCTTTCAAACTGTAATCAATCGAGCGCAAACTTTTTTGGATGTCTTTTATTGCCGTGCCATAAAACGTGTTCATTTTTTTAAGCATATCGTTTGCGTCGATTTTCACTGTTGGAGTTTGCGCCGCCCCAACTGGTCGCGGCGTAAAAGCCGACTGCGTGCCTAGTGAAATCCCGCTTGGCGGAAGTGGTGCCATTTTAGGAAGAGGGGCCATTTTTTGTCCGAACGCTTTGCGAGTTTTTTGCTCAATGTTTCTTCTATGTATTGCAACACCTCTTTGATAAAGCGCAACCATTCTTGCATCAAACGCCGCGCGTTGCTCTGCTGTTTTTAACCTTGCGCGGATTTCCGCATGATCTTGGCCTGATGGGCCGCCAGCCAAAGCAATCATTGAAAAGAAATTTTTCATGCGTAACTCTTCGTTTTCCTTAATACGATCACCACTTGCTTTAAGTTTGTCTTCTAATTCCTTTACTTTGTGCTTCACCATTTCATCCAACTTTTTCCCCTCAGTTATTGAAATGTTTCTTTTAGTTGCGGCAATCATTTCGGGAGTCATTCCTGTTGCCTCCATAATTGTCTTGCGATCAAAAGTGTCACTTCCCATTTTCAATTCTTTTAACGGACCTATTCCTTTTGCCGTTAGCGCAATCATTGCTTTCTTCATTATTGCATCCGGCACAGATTCCAATTCCTTTACGGTTGCCACCGTCCAGAAAGGCTTGCCCGTCAGCGCAATCATTGCTTGCCGTTTTTTTGCAATCTCTGCTTTTACGTCTTTGACCTTGGCTTCCTCTTTTTGCTGTACGGTTTTTATCTCTGCGGCCTTTTCCTCTTTTATCATTTGCATGCGCTCGCGGTGCGCTTCCCTCGCGCGCTGGTTGCGTTCCTCTTCAAGCTGTTTACGCTTTGCGTCAAGATCACGCTCGGCGTTTTCCATTTCGAGTGCAGCTTTCATCAACGCCGTCCCTTGGCTCTCATCAACAACCATGACAAGCGGCGCAATGTGCTGAAGCAACTTGCCGATTGTTTTTGTTGTGGCGGCGATTATGTCGCCCATTGCAATGCCGAACGCCATGCCGAGATCGCCAAATGTTTTCAGTAAAAAACCAGCGATTGAAAACAGTGCTTTGATTGGCCCAAGGGCAAAGCCAGCGATAATTTTTGCAAAGGATTTTGCGCCGTCTGGCAACGCTTCAAACGCAATCAAAAGCTGTTTAACAAATTGAACAACACCCTTGACCCCGTGAACTATTTTTATAATCACGCCAACAATGGATTCAATAATGCCTTTGCCCGCGCCGATACCTTCAAACAAGCCAAACACTTCGCGCATCAATTCGCCGACAGCGTTCGCAAGTTTCATCAAAGTGGGCGCAAGGCTTTTGCCTAAATCACTCATCGCTTTAGTAACGCCGCCCCAATCAAAATCGGCAAAGATGTCAGCCAGCCTTTGAAGTGCTGGCCCCATCGAAACAAGCAAACGCGAGAACGCCGAACCTGCATTGGTAAGGCCAACGCTCACCGTTGCCTTGAGTGCTTCAAACGTGCGTTTAAGCGATTCATTCATTTTGCCGTATGCAACATCGTTTGCGCCCGCTTTCTTACTCATCTCGTCCATTGACTCGGCCATAATTAGACCGCCGCGCGCGGTCACTGCAAGAATGCCGCCTAGAGCCTCAACACTTCCAACCATCTTGCGCAGCTTTTCGTTGTCCCCAGCCGCCGCTTTTTCCATCATCCCCATTGCGACCGCTAACCCATTTGGGCCAGCAAGTGCCGCCTTCATCTTCTCAGTATCAACGCCAAGCTCTTGCAAATATGCCGATTGCCTCGTTGTCGGCGAACCCAAGGCTTGCATCGCTGCGCGGATTTGGGTCATGGCTTGCGCAGTGGGAACGCCCTGTTTTGTGAGTGTCGCAACCGCCGCCATGACTTGATCGAAATCAACACCCATCGCTTTCGCAATAGGCAGCACGGTTGACATTGAGCCGCTCAATAATTCAAAGTTTGTTTTGCCAAGTTTGACCGCCGTGAACATTGCGTCCGCCGCATCCTTCGCGCTCAAGTTGTCTTGCCCGTATGTATTCATTGCGGTAGACAATCCATCAACCGCAGTCTCTACGGTAGAGACTCCACCGATTGCCGCCTTGCTGGCGACTGCCATAAACTCAAAAACATTTTCCTTCGGAACGCCCGCAGATATTGCTTGATAAAGCGCGGGCACAACTTCATTCGGTAAAACGCCAAACTCTCGCGCAAGGTTCTTTGCGTCTTTCGTCATCTTCCGTTCCGCCGCCGCGCTTTGATCTGGCAACAAGGTGAACACCTCGTTCATCTTTTCCTCAAACTCTACAAATTCCATGATCGACTTGGCGACGAATGCCGTTATCGCAACGGCAGCGGCAGCGGCAGCGGCAGCCGCCGCAGTGGCAAGCACGTTAACGCCCTTGCGTAAACTCTGCCCAATTTTTTCGGAGCCTTTGGCCGCAGATTTTTCCGCCTTGCTCATTCCCTCCTTCATTTGTGAAGTGTCGAGGCCCAAAAAAGCCATTAAGGTGATTTTACCCGCCATTTTTTTCGCTCCTTATTTTTTGCATGCCTTCAAGGTATTCTGATTTCACACGATCTTGGTGTTTGCTAAATGTCGCAACGTTGCCCTCACTTTTGCGCGCCACTATTGCGCGCGCGTAGGTAAACGCTCGCTTGATTGGGAGCCGCAAAATCTCTTGCTCGCTCCAACTGTATTCAGACGCCAGCAAGTCAATCGTTGAGCAAACCCAACTTTGACCCGCCCCGCTTTGGTTTTCTTTTTTTGAGTCTGCCCCGCCAAGGTCAAATTGATCTTGAACGTATTCGGCCAGTTGCTCGGCAAACTCTTTTGCGTCTGGAGGTGAAAATGATTTGATGAAATCGCGCGCCGCTTTCTGGTCGCCGTGTCTGTATTCAGGGGATAGAATATAACAGAAAGACGCAACGCACTCAGGCGTCACGCCTCGGCCCGTAAGCATAGGATGATCAATACCGTCGAGCAGCAAAAAACGCTCGATGGTCAAAGGCTCAAGCCAGACGCCGCCGACATTTTCGGGAACAGAAAGAAAAACCCCTTGTTGCTCTTTTCGGTCACGATCCCGCGCGGCGTCGAGCTTGGGCCGATACTCGGCCCAAAGCTCTTGCGCGGTCATTCAAAAACCTAGTTGATTTTTTCGTAACCGGAAACACTGCACTTGGCATAGTCGCCTTGCGTTTGAGCGTCGCCAATTTCGGTGATCACATAGGTTGCCGCATTCCGTCCAGTTGCAAGCGTCATTTCGTGGCCGATGGTTGGGCTTGCGGTTGACGATGTTGCATATTGCAAGGTCGCACTGAACTCGACACGCTGCGGCACGGTCGTTGAGCCTAGCGGCTCGCCGTTGCTGTCGTTGATGTCAACACGGTTTCCCGCGTAAGTGACATTGAAATCTTCCGCAATATAGTCCACGCTATTGATTGCGACGGGCGACACTTCAATCCCGAAACTTTGCGTGCCATCACTTGTAACTGCCATTATTCATTTCCTCCAATTTGATATTAGTTTTTTTGGGTCGGCCTTTTCGGCGCGTATTCTTTCCACTCTTCGCTAGTTTGTCCCATTAACTTGCGGGCCAAGCATCCGACCGGATGCCGATCACCATGTTGTAACTCAACTCTGAAACGTTAAACGTGCCGTCGGTTTCGTAGACTGTTGATTCGGGCTTGATGTAGTTGACTGTGAACAATTCCAAGGCTGGGCCATAGGTAAAAGACTGCACCCGAAAGATATTGCCGCCGCTATGGTTTAGGGCAAAGTCGCTTGTGACTAGCAACTGGGTGTTGCTGTTGATTGTCTGCACAACCTTGGTATCGTTTCCCGCGCTTGATTCGATCCGGATTGTGTCGCCAACCGCAAGCTCGTCGCTGAACTCCGTGCCGTCTCCGTTTACCACGTTTGACAACGCGGTGTTGCCGTCAACCGTTCCTGTCAACTGCGGCGCGCCTCCTGATCCTGTCGTGCTGAATATGTCGCTCGAAACGGCAAGGCATTGGCGCACCGTTCCGCGCGCCTTGTGGTGATCGTCCTCTTGATCTTGGGCGTTGTCTGTCACCACGCGCGCAAAAAACTGCGCGTTGAAATTTCTATAATCAAGGGTGGATGCCGACGCCCCGCCGCCGCGCTGCGGGATCGGTTCCATTGCGTCGCCAAGCTCAAACCTAACCTCAATGCGGGGGGTCAATAACGTGTCATCGTTTATCGTGCGCACAATCGAGTATTGCGCAAGGTCATCGGAAAACACGTTTGCCATGTGCGCGACTGCCGCCTTTTCAAAAGGCGTTTCTATGTCGTACACTTCCCAGAGTTTTGTTGCCGCCATTAGTTTGAATGCCTCCGAACGCAGTCGATTTTTAAGCTGCTGCGGCTTGGGTCTTTGTCGGTCATTGCAATCTTTAGGTCGCGCGTGCCATCGTTCACAATCCAACCTTTTTCAGGCACGGGCGACAAGCTCACGAGGTTGAGATAAAAGGCCGAATCAATTTGAACGTCGCGCCCGTTTGTCTCCAAGATAAAGCCTGTTGTGATTGAAGTGCGCGTTGCGCTGAATGTCGTGCCCGTGTATCCGGACGGCAGCACAACCGTCAACGTCACGCCGAAATCCTCAAGGGCGTGATTCATATCCGCCGACAGTTGCGCTTGCGTTATACTTGCCATTTCTTAAATCCTAAAAAGGGGCGGGCGCATTTGCACCCGCCCCCTGTTCTCCACCCTGCGGATTCTCTAGGCTCCGGTGATCTTTTCGCCAGCAAACTCGTTGACGATTAACTCGTCAAGGTTTGAGCGAACGCGCACAACGTTGGCGGGGGGTTGTTCGGAGCGATAGGTTTCGCTTGTGAACGCGCCGTTTCCGCGAGCGTTGTAAAACAACGTGCGACCTACTCCACCATTTGACAGCGGGCCGTTGGCGATGCTGGCAACGTAAAAGCTGGTTGTCGGCCAGATTTTGGTGCGGCTTCCGGTCTGGCCTTTCTTGGCCGAGTTGTAACGCGAGTTACAAAGCACAACACCGTCAACACCCAACACGCGGGCAACTTGGTCTTGGCTGTAAGCCAGCGCGCCGCTGCCGTTGATTAGGTTGCGCATATCGTCGGTCTGCGTCATCTCTTGATAGAGAGAGGCTTCCATGATCAACTGAATGTTGTTGAATATGCCGTTGCCGTTCAGGCGTTGCACGGCGGCGTTGATGTCAGCGATCGGAGTCGCGGCCCCAGCGTTGGACATCACCGCAGTCGCGGCAGTGCCGTTGAAGCTCGCGCCGCTCAAAGCGTTGGCAACACGAATCTCGTGGCCTACCATGATGTTGTCGGCAAGCTGGTTGCTGGTCACGGTCACGATGTCAAGCAAGGCGTCAGTCTCAGCCTCGGCAACGTCGAGATCGTCGAGCATATTTTCAACGCCGTATTCTTGGCATTCAAAAGTTGCGCTCTCGTACTCGCTGGACGTTTGCGAAAAGCTGGCCCCAGCGGAGCGCGGCTTGCTTATATCGTTGTCAAACTGCGACGCTTTGATTTTGACGTAAGTGCCTTTCTTGGAGGCAACGCCTTGCAGCGGCAGGATTTGCGCGCCAACAAATTGTTGGCGATCTACTTCGTTGATTGCTTCGCCAACAACGGGTTGGAAGCTGGCGGCGGATGATGCAAAAAAGCTCATTAGTTTCTTCCTTGGTTAAATGATTAGATAAAGTGCGCGTGAACCAACACCTCGATCACGTCGCCATCGGCGGCAGATGCGCCGAGTGCGTAACCGATTTTTGTGTTGCTTGAGTCAGTGCCGACCTTTCCGGAACCGTCCGTGTAAATCGTGTCACCGACTGCGATCGTGTCGCCCGAAGCTAACACCTCGGAAGTGCCGCCAGTATTCAGCAAGCGCACCGCGCCGTAACCGCTCGCGGCGATTGGCTCAAGTGTTGCACCGATTACTTTATCAGTTGCGTTGTCACCTGCCACGCTAATCTTGCCGTCACTATCAACGGCAACAAGAGCATGGGCGGCGATTGCGACAGCGGTTGCTTGAAACGTCCGCGCCCCGTCGTTATATGTAGTATCACCCATTTTTTTGTTTTAGTTTGCGCTGAATAACTCAGGCTTGGTTTTGTATGCGGCCAGCACGGCGGTCATTGGTGAATCGCTCGGATTGGCTCGCAAATGCTCTTTGATAAACTCGGCTTTGAGTTGATCGTTTGTTTTCTCTGGCTCGACTTCAGTAGCTAGATCGTCAGCAATTTCCTCTTCGCCGCCAAACACTGCTTTGAGCGTGGCAACTTGGTTTTCAAGCTCGGCAATTCTGCATTGCTGTTCGGAAATCATAGAGTCGCGCTCGTTAAGTTGCGCGGCGTGTTCGGAAAGCTCGACCTCTTCAATGGCTTCGGTCTGCTCCTCTTCGATTTCCTCAAGCTCGACTTGCTCGGTTTCTAAAGTCTCGGCCTCTTCCAGCTTTTTCTTTCGCTTCGGCTTTTCTTCAGCGGCTTCGGCTTTCGGTTCTTCGCTGGCAACAGACTCTTCGGCTTGGCGTCGCTCTAACTCCGCGCTGGCCGATTCGCTCGCAGCGACCTCAATTTTTTGTTCAATATCTTCGGGCATGATAAAAGCCTCTTCAACGTTTGCGGGTTTGTCCCAATTCTCCGCGAACAGGGCCGACGTTGCTGCGGGTGTATCAACGAAATCCGCCGACTGTATTTTTGACGGCGTGATTGTTGGCAGGTCAAAAAGTGAATCCTCTGGTTTTTCGTTAAGGCTGGCAAAGGGCACTTCGCCCCCGTCAGTTTCCCAAGCAAGCGCGCCCTCAAAAACAATACTGATGCCGAATGTCTTGGGCATTTTTTCGGCCAAGTCAAACAGTCGCTCGTATTTGTCAGGCTCGGCCTTGCGCCACGATTGCAGAGTTTCAAACCGTTCGGCGCGTATCTTGTCGCCGTCCCGATAAAATCCTTCAAACGCTCCAATCTCATTCAAGAGCCGATCTTGAAATGCGCCGTTGTGCGTAATGTACGCGGGCAAAATATCGTCGGCCAAAAGGTCAACCGCTGCGTCAAGCGTGCGCTCCGATACCATCATGCGATGGCCGCGCGCTTCGCCCGCTTCGATTATCACAACGTCACGCAAAACGCCGCTCTCGCGGTCTACGTTTCCAACGTTGACTTGAAAGGTAAATCTTTTCTGGTTCTCTTCGCTCATTTTTTGCCTTTCGGCGGCTCAACCCTTGCGGGTTTGCGCTCGGCTTTTTCTTTCGCCGAATCTGGCGCAAGGTTTTTCTTTCGTAATGCGTTTTGTTCGCAGGTCGTTAACTGCGCCCAGAGTTTTGCGTTTTTGGTTTCAATGTATTTTTCAACTTTAGGTCGTGCCATCTTATTGCTCCTCGGTTCCCATCAACTCTGTCAAGTTGACTTGTGCGGTTGTGTTAAATTGATTGAACAGGTCGCGCCAATCATCAAGGCCAAACTCTTCGGCGATCTGTTGAGCTTGCCGAATGTTTTGCGCTTTACGCCTCATTGACGCCTCTGCGGTGTACCCGAATTGACTCGCCACATCGTCAAGGGATTGCGCGCCCATTTGAACGTATGCGGCATCGGCTTTGACCTGCGCGGCCTTGTTTACCCAGCGAAAGGCTGGCGTCTGCCAGCGGCAGGAAAATAGGTTGATATTTTGCGGCGGTGTCAGCATTCCGTTGGCAACCCATTGGCCGAGTTTCCACCGATAAATCCGGTTGAGGAAAGCGGCAACCTGTCTTTGGTTGTCCTCGATCGCGCTTTGATATTGCAAGATCAAACCTTGCGACGCGCTGAAAGATGACTCGCCGATTGTTGACATGATCATCTCAACCGGAATGCCAACCGCCGCGCCGACCTTGCGCAGGTGATACATCACAAACTGTATGCCGTCCACGTTTGGCCGACCGTTTGCGCTGATTGTTTCGATTGATTCGTTTGGCTCAAGGTAATGAAACTTGCCTGTCTCAAATCTTTCAAGGCGGCCAACGTCATCTTGATCGTTTGCGTCAAGTCGGTTTGAAAGCTCAAACTGCACCGAATCCTGTCGCTTGATAACGGCAGCCAGCGACGCGCTAACCTTGGCCGAAATCATTTCGATGGCTTCGTATTCGCGAACGTCTTGCAAACTGTTGACGCACGGCGCAAGCTCCGGAATCCCTCGCCATTGCTGCGGCCTCATCCGCTTGTAAAACAAAAGAAAATTACGCGCGGGAACGTCTCTGAAATTTTTCAGCGTGCCGTTGATCCGGTCGCCGATCTGGTAAGTGCGCGGCTTGCCCGCTGGGCCGACGATTACGCCGTTTTTGTTGGGGTTGCTTTCCGACGCCGAAAGCGTAGGCGACCCGATGCGGTCGCCCTCGATTAGCTGCACGCGCCCGCCACGAGTCAGCAGCACGCCAATGTCACCAAAGAAAAGCGGCGCGTCTGCAATCTCTTGTTGCAGTTGGGTCATGTCCATCGTGCAAGTTACTTCAGGCATGGCCGACCATTGCGCCCACAACTCGCTAATCTGATCGTCAGTCGAATCGTCGCCCGTTGATGGCTGGGGGATTATGCCGCCGCCCACAACGTCGGTGCGTCGCAGTCGCGAGATTGCCTTTGCGACAGGATCGTTGCGCTTGAGGTTTAGCAGGGTAGAAACCAACCGATCACGGTCGTATCCCTGCAACTCGACCTCTTCACCGCGCAACGGGTCAACGCCGCGCGTGCGGCGATAACGTGTGTTTGCGATTGCCTCGTAGCCGAACAGCACACGGGCCGCCGTTTTTGCTCTGTCGATTATGCTCATGACCAATAACGTAAATCAGCGCGGTTTGATCCCTTGGCTTTTTCGGTCGGGTCGAGTAAGCAAGCCAAGCGCGTGAGATGGCCGATCTCCTCCCAGATTGCCGCTCGATCCTCATACATAAATTGACGATCACCAAGCAGATATTGCTTGGTTGGGTTATCGCTCAACGTCGTGTACGCTGTCACGAGGTTGTCGCGCAACGTTTTGATCTGGGTCAATGTCAGGTTGGCCGCCACTGTATTCTTGGCGAGTTTGTCCCATTACGGCACAAAAAAAGCCCGCCAAATGGCGGGCGTGTTTTTTGGGGTCAAGGCTTAGTTATTTTGGATTTCCTGCTTTGTGCGGTCGATTGTCCCCATCCAAATCGCTTTTGCGATCTTGGCGGTCAGCAGTAGAGCAGACCAGCGGGGGCGAATCCCTCTGTCAGCAAATAAATCCTGCGCGGCCTCTGCAATTTCTGGCAAGGGCGATGCGCTGGTTAGGCTAAACTCAAATGCGGGTTGTAGTTCGATGGCGACATCGCGCAGAATTTTATCAGACACGAAGTTTGTTTTGGTTTGTTTGTTGCTGTCGTTCATTGTTCGGACACGATACAGCCAAGCGGCTTGCGTGTAAAGAGAAACTTTCACTTTTTTTTAGTTATCCCCAAAGAACTTGCTGGGTTTGCGCCCAATCTTCCCCAAGCTGTTCGCGAACCTCTTTGATTTTCTGCCGAGTTGATTCATCGCCGTGATTGTAAATGTGAATCGTCGGCTCGTGATGGTATGATGTTTTGACGCGAGCCTTGACGCCATTGCTGCGCAACGCCTTTGATACCCTCATTGCGATGTCGTAGTTTACGCCCTTGAGTTTTTCCATCTTGAATCGTCTGCCGTTGATTTCGCAATACTTCATTTTGTCCTTTCTAATTTTCTTTCTAATTTTTCAAGCTCGTAGCCGATTTTTGAAGCGACGCCGCGCAAGGTTGCAATGCGATCGTCTAGCAGTTGTTCCTTGGTCAATTCCTCCTCGGATGGATGTCGCAAGTCTTTCCAAGCTGGCAACTGTTTACGCTCTTCGTGCAACTGATTTGCTTTCTCTAAAATTACCTCGCGGACGTGTAAGGCTTCAAACTCGTCAAGTCCGATGCTCATTGGGCTGGGGTCGCAAATTAACATTTTCTTTTTTCCTTTTTTGGTTTTGGGTTTGGGTTGCTTTAATCGTACTGGCTCAAGAAAGCGGCGTCGCCGCCTTGCCCAACATAGGCTTGGCTGCCGTAAACTGGTTGAACCTCAAACCAGTGATCTAAGTTAATACGACCAGCGGAGCGAATACGATCGGCGAGACGCTCGGCTTGGGCGCGCTTTTCTTCGCGCTCGTCTGTAAATGCCTCGTGGCCATCCTCTGTGTAACAAAGCTCCGAGGTTGGGAAACCGTGTTTGTGGCTGAACCGACGACCGCAAGGCGTTTCGACCTGCACAACATAACACTCGGCGGAAAAATCGCTGCCGTCATCGGCCTCGCCAACCTTATAAAGAGGATCGTCAATCCGGACTTTCATTCCCTTGATGTTCATCACTTGTTCGTTGCTGCTGTTGTTGTTGTTGCTGTCGTTCATAATGTTGATGTCAAGGTATAGGCAAACCGCTTGCGTGTAAAGAGAAAATTTCACTTTTTTTTGAGCCTGAAAAAACAGGGTTATTTTGCGGTGTGCTTGAGGTGCGAGAATGCCGTTGAAAGGCTTTTGATGTAACCTTTGCGGATTAGGGTACTGACTTGGCTTGACTGCCCTTTGATTGCTTTTTTGAAAACATCAAGACCGCGCGTGTGCGGGTTCAGACTATTGAAAACCGAATTTGTGAACTCGATGCCAGTGCGCCCATTGGCGTTGACCTGTTTTGATTTGATTGCGTTTTTATATCGGCCAGTAACTGCGCGCAAGGCAACGCCGAGTTGTCCTTTGTCTTTGAAAGACTGAAGCGGTAGACGATGCGCCTTGGCGATCGAGTACCAAGCCGCCTTGCCTGACCCCAACCTTTTGAGCGCGCGGTTTTTTGCTTTGGTCAATCCCTTTTGAACGATTGCCCGAATCCCGTTGCGCGTTCGGTCGGCGTAAATTCTGCCAGTGACCCAACCCGAATAAGTGTAGACCTTGCGATTGTATTTGATCGACTTAACGACAGACGGATTGACAGGAGGGATTTTGCCCTTGTTTTTTCCGCGCGTCGCTGGCGCGGGCCATTTGTATTTTCTTTTGATGTGAGCGCGACCCGACCCAAGGCTTGTTGAAAATTTCCCGCGCTTGTTTGTAACGCCTGTCTTGTTTGCCGCTTGCCCTAAAATTCTGCCAGCAATTAAGCGCGTGACCTCAAGCATCTGCTTATCCGTGACCTTCGGGGAGAGTTGTTTCTTTAGCTTCGCCAATGCTTTTTTGAAAGGCTCAAAATCAACCTTGGCATTTTGCGATCTGCTTTTTCCTTTTCCTTTTCCGCCCCCCAATGCGCCACGCAATCCGCGACCCAATCCGCCAAGCGCACGCCCCGCGCCGCCCGCTAATGCCCGCCCCGCTATTGCTGCCAAAGGTAAAGCCATTTACCAAATACTTTCTTCGTCTTGAGACTGCCGACGCGGTGCGCGTCGCTTTGTCTTTTCAACCTTGTGGGCTTCGTCCCGCTGTTTTGCTTTGGCTCCGGTCAGTCCGTAGATATGGGCCAACGCGAGGCAATAGGTTTCGCAATCCCAAAAGTGATCCTGTTTGTGACCCGCAACTTTCCATTCGCGCACAATCTGGCCGCGTTTGTTTGTGCTTTCGACTAAATTCGTTGAAAGCATTTGACGGATATATTCCGAGTCTGGCCCCCTGTATACGTGCCAATTCATCGCCGCGCCAGATCGCTTGCGCAACATCTCTTGTTGCCAGATGTCTTTATTTAGGTGACACAATACGACCGTGGCCTTGCCGTTTCTTTGGTCATGCGCGAACGGGTCAAGGTTGTTGATCCGGTAACTGGTTTGCATTTTGTCTTGGCCCTTTGCGCCAAACCAAAACGGGCGAAAGTTGAAGATCGCTTCGTAAATTTCTTGGGTGCGATACCCCGTGTCAATGATGCCTTTTGCGCACGCGTATTTTTGGCCGATGGCGTGCAAATCTTCAAACGTATACGCAAGCCCGTTGTCGATCAAATAGCTGCGCCCGTCCCGATCAAAGCCGCGCACAATCCAAACAAAGTGATCGCGTTGAACGTCGGCAGCGATCAACCGATAATCGCCAGCGATTTCGCCCCGCTCAAATTCGCCCTCATGCTCCCTGAATGCTTTGGCGTCAACTGGCCCCTCAATGTCAGGCCGCCAAGGCTCGGCAAGCCAGCCATTGGTGAAAGCCTTTTCGCCCTCGATTGTCTTTGATGCTTTGAGGTATTCAACAGCGATCCGCCCAAAGGTCAAAACAGGCGAATAAAAGCTATTGAGATGATAAGACCGAACGCCCCGCTCAGAGTTGCTGTTGCCCGCGATCCACTTGCCCGCGCGCAGTGCTTTCATCTTGTGAATGTCGCTGATGGGTTCCCCGCACTGCTCGCAGACGTATCGCGCAGACCTCTCGACCTCGCGCATATTCCACTCGCCACCCTTGCCTTTTGCCTCCTCGCTCCATTGCAGATTGCGCTTGCCCTCATCATTGAGCCAGCGGAAAACAAAACGCTCCCCGCAATGCGGGCATGGGATATGAAAGCGGCGGCGGTCGCCTTCCATGAACTCTTGCCAGATTCCCCCCGTTTCGCTGATGGGGGTCGAGCTTTGGAGGATTGTAAAATCCTGCTTTCCCTTCGTTCGGTCTAGGCATTCGCGGCGCGTGCCTTCGGGAATCACGTCGATCTCATCCAACACCAAAACGCTGACTGGATAACTGCGCACGTTGGCCGATGATCCCGCTCCGACAAGGTTCATTGTGCAGCGTGAAAACTCTTGTTTCGTCAGCGTGAACTTGTCCGAATCAATCCCGCCCTCGCCGTTAAGCGGCAAGTGTTTTGCGATCACGCTCGACTCGCGGCAAAATGGCATCCAGCGATCAGCCGCAAACGTTTTGCATAATTTCTCATTGGGGAAAACCCACAAAATCGGCTTCGGCTTTTGATCAATTACAAAGCCGAGCATGACATAAAAGCTGGTTGTCTTTGCCGTCTGCGATCCCCAGCAAAGCGAAACTCTGTTGATCCTTGGGTTGCGGATTGCCTCAATTATTTCGCAAACGTATGGGTGATTTTTGGTCGTATAGGGGCCAGCCTGTTCGGTCACTCGCTCCGAAAGCTCAACCGATTTAGTCGCCCAATCCTCGACCGATAACGGGGCGCGATACGCAAACGCCTCGCGTGCGAACTCGTCAAGCGTCTTGCTCATTTTCCCCCTCTTGGATCATGCGGAAAACCTTGTCTAATTCCTCTCGGATTGCCTCCTCGGCGTGCGCTGGTTCGGTTGGATTGGCTGCCAGTGCCGCCGCTCTCGGCAAGGCATCGAGCAACTGGCGCAAAGGCTGTAACGTCCGGTTGATTGCCTCGCGTGCCTCCGACATCGGCACAAGCCCGTCACGCTCTCGCTGCAACTGCAATTCCTTCAGTTGCCTGACCGCCTCCTCTTTGCCAGCTTGGGCCGAGAGCAGTCGCCGCTTGAGCGTCTGTAAGTCTTGCGTCAGGTGTTCATCACTCTTGCCGTCGCGTGTGGTCAAGGCGCGCTCTTCAAGGTAGGCTTGCCAAGCTCGCAAGTCGTTTGCCTTCGGGCCGCCTTCGGTCTTGCGCAGATGGTAAAGCGTCTTGCGGGCGATGCCCAGAGCCTTGGCTAAATTGGTCGCGGTCAGTTTGTCAGGTTGTGACGCATCTGGTTTCAGATCGGTTGCGTTGCTGCTCATGGTTTACGTTTTGGGGTCGGGGGGGGTGCGCTGCGCCGTTTTGTCACTTTTGGCTTTTTGACCTATATGCATAAAAGGTGCGAGCGTCGGCGACTG